TGATCCTGCTGGCCGCGCGCCTCGTCGGCGGCCTCGCGACTGATCAGCACGGCGGCCGGCGCGCCGAGAATTTCCTGCGCCTTGTCGAGCATTTCGTCAATGTCGAACCGCGACAGGATGCGGCCGGCCTGCTGCGGATCGCCGCCGGACAGGACGCCGGCGAACTCCACCAGCCGCGTCATGCCGACCATTTCACCCATGCGGCGCAGGCGATCCAGCGGCGAGTTGAAGGCCGGCGTCACGTCCGCGTCGGCCATGCTGTCGGGCATGGCGAGCGGGCTGCCGTCATCGAACGCGTTCTTGCGGCCGAGTATGGCGATCTCGCGATCCACCATGTGGCTAAGGCCGTGGTTAAGGCTGATACCGACCGGGCCGAGCAGTTCACCCTTCTCCTGCGCACGGATCAGCGCCTCGGTGGCGGTCTCGTTGCGCTCCTGAATGATGATCTGCCACAGGTTCAAATAGAGCAGTTCGCGCACCGAATTGCGGCGCGCCTCGATCACGGCCTGCGCGAAGTCGGGGCGGATGCCGGTGTTGAGCGGCGCGAACAGCGGCCGCCCTTCGGCGTTCACCAGCCCCGGATTGATGGCGGCCGGGTTCATGTTGACCTTGACGTAGTTCTTGCCGGCGACGCCATAGGCCGGGCGCACGGCGGTCTGCACCGCGATAAGCTCGTTGCGTGCCATTTCCTGAAGGCTGCGGATTTCGCCCAGCGCAATGGCAATCGGTCCTTCCGAGAAAGGCGACGCGCCGGACGTGTTCCATGAGTAGCGGACGAAGGGAAACTCGTTGAAGCCGCCCTCCCCGATCATGTGTTCCTGATCGGGCAGCAAATAGTAGCTGGCATACGCGCCAGCCTGCACGCCGATCTTGCCGCGCCGCTCGCCCTCGTCGCGCGGGATGACGGCGTGCATGACACGGATCGTGTTGTGCTTCTGCTTCGGATCGTCAAGCATCCGCTGCACGCTCTCCGGCAGGTTGGCGCGGCCGAAGCGGCCGGCAAGCTGGGCCGGCGACCAGCGGAAGATGCGGAACATGCGGTCGGGCACGCCCTGCGCATCGACGCCGGGGAACAGTTCCGGCAGCGGCAGATAGGTGTAGCGGAACGGCAGCCGCGCATCCTGCCCCGGCATTTCCTCGATAAACAGCCAGCCGTCACCGAAAGCGCACATGGAGCGGATCGCGGCACGATGCGCGTTCCAGAAGCCGCTGGCCGGTGAGCCGCGCACCTTGAAAAGGTAGTCGCGCAGCCGCTCCAGCCCGACCTTTTCGTCATGCGACGGCGTCGCGCCCCACAGGCCGGCGCTGGTAAGGTCGTGCCACGTGTTGCTTTCAGGGGTCTTGAGCGACAGGATGCCGGCGGCAAGCCGCTCGACCGCCCACAGGCTCGTCATGTCGTACAGGTCTTTGGAGCTTCGTGAAGCGACGGGCTCGCTGACAACGCTGCGGATCGCGGCCGCCGGGGCCTTCGTCAGTAGCATGTCGTTCGTCTGCGTGTGCGGCAGGACGTAGCGCGCCACGTCGCGCCAGTAGGTCTCCCATGGAGTGCGCTGGTCCGCCAGCCCACGCCATTCATCCATCAGTTCGCGGATTTTCTGCGAACCGGCCATGCTTAGGCACCGCCGCCCAGCGCCGCCACCTGCGGCCGTCTGACGTTCTCGCCGTAGCCGGTGTCGCCAAGCACGCTGGTGAAGATGTTGCCGTACTCGCCCTGCTGCTCGGCCAGCGCCCGGCGGGCATTGCTGGCGACCTCGATGGCGTCGGCCTTGTCGGGTGCCGGACGCGGGTTCGGCACCTTCGGTGTTTTCACTTTGAAGCACATGGTCGTCAAATCCCCATGGTTGCAAGGACGATGGACGCAACCGCAAGCAGCAACGGCACCGCAAACAGGAAGGTCAGAACCAGCCCGACGCCCCGGTCCAGTTCCAGTTCAAGCTCCAGCGGATCGTCCAACAGGTATTGCGTGACCTGAAACACATAGGCCGAGCAGGCGGCCAGCGCCGCGAGCAGCACGGCGACCTCGGCACCACGCCATATGGAGTATACGAGGACGAAGATCAGCGCCAGCGCGCCGTGTGCGATGATGGAAACCACATGCGGAAGGTCATTGCGCTGCATCGGTGCACCTATATCTTTCGGCGGCGGCGGGCAGCGCCGAAGCGTGCCAGCGGTACATTAGGAATTTTTGCCCATCCCGTCCATACACGAATGGCGGGCCGTGCACAACCGCGCCGGTGCTTTCCAGCCAGCGGTGGCTATGATGGTGATCCACATGGGTGCGGGCCTCCATGGTGACGAAGCCGGCCTCGGCCTTCGCGGGCAGATATTCGGTGATCAGCCACCGCGTCGCGCGGTGCAGCACGCGCCACGTCCGCTTGGTGCCGACCGCCCATGCGTTGAGCGCGACCATGTTGAGCGGCTGGGTGCCGAACAGCAGCACCGGCAGGTCGGCGTCGTCATAAGCGACGAAGGCGTCGCCGCTCATGATCAGCATGTAGGCGATCTCGTGCCGCTTCATACCTTCCGGCAATTGGCACAGGACCTCTTGAACGTCCTCCGGCCGCATATTGGCGACCACGTAGCTTGCGTCGCGCAGGCAGGCCGGCCTCACCTTGTAGCGTTCCATACTCTCCGGCGTCACCAGTCTGCCCTCGGATCGTATTCTTCGGTTTGCCTCTGCGGGTCGCGGCCGTTGATGCGGTCGATAAAGTCGGCCTGCGGATCGGCGCGCCGGCGTATCGCCTGCTCGCGATACTGCCACGCGCCCAGCACCGCGTCGGCCTCATCGGTTGACGCCCCGGCGAGCCGCTTGCGTATGTCATCCTTGCCTTCAACGTACAGGATTTTGCCCTTCACCAGCCAGTGCGGCGTGGTGAGTTGCGACAGCAGCCTTGTGCCGGGCGGTAGGCAGATGCGGAACTCAGATTTCGGGTCCAGCGCCAGCCGGAACTCCCACCACATCTTGGCGCGCAGATTGCCGTACCGATAAGGCATGTCGGGCGCGTAGCTGCCATCTGTCTTGCTGACCGCGTGAAGCTCGACCTCAATGCCGTAGCGTTCCTCCAGCGCCGTGGCCGCGCCGCCCGCCCAGCCACCGGTGGCGTCGAGCGCGACCAGCGACAGGTCGAGCCTTTCGCGCATCAGCAGCGCCGCCACGGATGCGCCGTTCGGCGTGTCGCGGCCGGGTTTCGTCAGAAGCTCGTCGTAGTAGTCGGTCTCGCACAGGCTCGCCAGCACCGTGTGATCGACGCCGCCCTGCGCAATGTCGCCATACAGCACAAGCTGGCGCAGCTTCAAGACCTCGGCCTCGTCGCGCTGCTTCCACCGCTCTTGCGCCTCCAGCACCCACTGCGTCGGAATGATCTGCTGCGGATGGTCTTCGCCGCGCACCGTGAAGTCGCCGTTCAACAGCATCGACTTCAACGGTTCCGGCGTACCGGACAGGCGCTCCGCGTAGCCGGTGCCTTTCAGGAACGCGTTGTCGGACAGCAGCGAGCGGATGAAGGTGCGCGACCGCGCCACCGCCACCCTGCCCTTGTCGATATCCTCGGCCGTGGCGTCGGGCCTCGGCTCGCCGGTCTGCGGATCGTAGCAGCCGGGACCGGCCACCCACACCGTCACCAGCCGGTTTCCATCGGCGCGCATGAAGCACCAGCGTATCTCGCCGGGCTCCGCCGGGTCCGGGAACAGGTCGTCAATCCACGGCGCGAACCAGCGCACCAGCCAATCGCCCAAGCCGGTGTCGATCATCTGGCCGGCGTCATCGAACTCCGGTATCGGCGGATTAGTGGCGAACACCGCTCGCTTGCGCTGGCCCTTCTCCGTCGAGCGCAGCCATTGCAGCACGAAATTGACGCGGAACTCGGAAAGCTGGGCAGCTTCATCGAACGCGATCAGATCGTGCGGCCGGCCCATCCACGCGCGTTCCGAGCCCGGCGTGTCCAGATGGCCGCCCTCGATGACGCGGCCATCCACCAGCGTCATGCTGCGTTGCACATCGTTCTTGCTGCGCCTGCGTCCTTCGGTTATCTCGACCAGCCGATCCCACAGACTGCGCAGGTCGGTTGCCTGCGCCCGGAACACCAGACTGCGGCGATGCGCGGTGACCGCGAGCCCTGCTATCAGGTCACTCTTGCCGCCACCGGCCGCGCCGCCATAGAGCAGTTCGTCGGCCTCGCAATAGAACGCTTCGGATTGCGGTCCGGGCTGCGGAAGCCATGCCTCCACCAGCTTGCGCTTGGTGCCGGCCGCAAGCTGGGCGCGCTGGGCCTCGGACAGGCCGGCGATATACGCCTCGACCTCGTCCAGCGTCAGGCTCTCCAGCGCCGTCATGCGGTCACCGGCACTTGGTCGTGGTCGGTCGTGCGCTCACCGGGCAGCACGTCCAGCACCGTGGCAAAGGTGACGACGACGCCCTCGACCGGATCAAGGAACATGCCGAAATCGCTCAACCGGACGCCGTACAGGCGTTCTTGCCGCTGCCAATACTGCCGACAGCGTTCACGCCACAGCGGATCGTCCTGCGCCACCGCTGGCGGCAGGATCGCCGCCCATGCCTTTGTGCGCAGGTCGCCGCGCTTGAACGGCCGCTTGGCGGCTCGATAGAGCAGTCTCATTCTTCGTCCTCCGGTTCCGGGGCCGGGATCGCGCCCATACCCTCGCGCAGCGTCGCCAGCACGGCCATAGCCAGTTTGCGCGGGTCCTGCTCTGCCTCGTTGAACTGCATGTTTATGTTGTCCGCAAGCTTCAGGTCCTGCCGGCTCGACCATGCTTCCGGCTTGCGGTTGTGCAGCCACGTTTCAGCCGCTTTCACGTCAGGCGGCACATGCTCGATCACCGGCACCCGCACAATGGTGTCGTCGCTGCGTTTGATGATCTTTTCGCTGCGATAGGAGTAGCCGACCGCGCGGTGATATAGCGCGCGCTCGACACGGCGGTCGGCCAGCGCCTTCGGCAGGTCCAGCGCGGCGGCGAAGGCCGGGTCTTCGTCGCACCACCACTGGAGCATCCACGTCGAGACCCCAAGCTCGTTGGCAATCTCGAAGTCGGTCAAGGCGGCTTTCGCCAGTTCGCGCAGGCGGCGCAGCAGTTCCTCGCGTTCCTCGCCGTGGATGCTGCCCGTTGTGTAGCGCTTGGCGCGCGGTCGCGGCCAGCCCGGCGTGTCTGCGTCAGGCTGGTTTAGCGGGCGGGTCTCATCGGGGCCGCGTGTGCGGGCAAGCCGGCTGCGTCGTTCAAGTGTCGTCATGGCCGGCAGGATATACGGGAGCGCTGGAGCGGGCAAGGTGGCTGGTGGAAGCTGGAATGTACACCAGTGTACAGGCTGTCGATGTAATATTATAACATCTCGCAGGTTCAAAATTTACGTTGGTACCGGAACCATGCTCCAAGTTTTTTGTTTATTTTTGAAAGTGCCGTGAAATCAATAACTTAGCCCTATTGACAACGCAACGCTTTTGGTACTAACCTCGTTGTCAATGGCCCTCCGGCCCGTTCTTTGACACCGTGAATAGGAAGAAACGACAGTCGAAACCGGCGGTTTGCCGCCGGTCGCGTCGAGACTGGCCCCCTCCCGCCTGACGATGACAGGGCCACAGCAAATTGAAACCTTCGTCTAAAGGCTAAACTCATGAACGCTCTCACCCTCCCCGCCGATGGCTCAACCATCGTCTTTGATCGCGTACCGAATGGCAGCTACGCCTACGAGAACGAGGCGTATTCGGTCCGGGTGCGCGGTGCTGGCCGCAAGGCGTATGTGTACCTAACGAACGTGGCGCGCGGCTCCGGCACCTTTGATCGTGGCTGGGCTTATGCGCAGGCCGCATTCCGCGCCGTAGAGTCGTGACCGTACGCACCTGAAAGCCGAAACCGGGCCCCTGCCCGGTCGCGACGAGACTGGCCCCCTCCCGCCTGACGATGGCAGGGCCACAACAAGAGGGTTTTCCAATGTCAAACTTACTCGCAACTGCCCCGACACTTGACGCTATCGGTGAAAGCATTGCGCGCTTTTATTGTGGTGAAAGCAAAACGCTAATACCGGAACCCGACAAAGCCAACTCGTGGCTTGTCTGTGGGAGCGACGGCAACC